CCAGGATTAGGATACTTATCTGTTATAAACAATTCAAATTCTTGTTCTGACATTGGCCAGTCATAGTATCTATCTGTTATCTTATTTGTAAGTAGTATTACCCAATGTAACTCTGGGTTACCAAAGTGTTTAAATGCAATAGTTTCAGGTGTATCTCCTGATTTAACATCATACTTATTATATAAACTCATTTCATTTATAACTTTGTCTCTGACTTTAACTCTTTTCATTATATCTGTTACAGTTTTATATGTAGTCTTATCAAAACCATATTGCATTTTACCAAATTTACTGAAGTACATTAATAACCTCCTCCACCTGCAACCAAATTTTTCTTAGTTAGTACTAGCATTTCTTTAAATGTTAGATTAATTTTAATTATCTGTGGTGAAGCACCTTGGTCATCAGGTTTTAATGTTGTAAACTTCTCACCTGGTGAGTAATCTATATCCATACTCGTTAATACACATTTTGCTATTCTAGGTATATAATTGTTATTACCTTTTCTGTACATATATTCTATTTCAAACTGTGAAGGTGTTATAAAAAATCCTTCTCCTTCTGATAAACCAGGAAGCATATGAAATTTAAATGCTTCTATAATCTTATGTACTTGTACTAATTCTTCTTTATTCTTAGGTGCAAATGTAAATGGGAATGCAAAATCTCTAAATGGAACTGATTCAAATGCTAACTCCATATTAGGGTTTGTAGTTTTACCAGTCATTCTAGTTGCTATAGCACCGATACCTGGAGATACCATAGACATTGCACTTGATAACATACCAGCCATTCCTGCCCCACCAGCACTCATCGCTTGTGTAAAGTTGTCTGCACCTGCCATACCACCTAACATACCTGTTTCTTGGTCAGTATAAGTAGTTGCATATTTAAAAGTAGTTGTTGCTGGTGTGTACAATATAATTGACTGTGTTATCTTCTTATGTGATGATGAAAATTTATCTCTAGGTTTGGCATTTATTTCTTTTGCCTTTTCTTTTGTTTGTGCAGGACTAGGTACTGAATTTATAATTGACTTAGCGGCGTCTGTAGATGAACCATCATTATTGAAAAAGTATCCCATGTATTTAGAAGCTGCACCTTTTACTAAATTTTTTGTTTTCTTTTCTATTGCCTTAACATTGTCTTTTATTGCTAGTGCCTGTTCTTCTGGTGAAGCTGATGTTTCTTTTCCTGTTGTTCCCTTTTCAGATTCTACTGATGATGATACATTTTCATATATATGAAACTTCATGTAATGGCCATCACCTAACTGACCTACTTCTTGTGGGTAATAATTATAAACAAATGATAATGGGTCTGCTTCTAGTGGTTTAATATCACTATCTTTTAAATTCAATTTAGATGACTGTCTCATACGAGCACCTATCATCTGTGCTGTTTCTGCTTGTGTAGAATTTGATTGCCCGAATAATAAATTGGACATGTTTCTAAGTATACTCATAGTTACCTCTCGTTATCAGTTATATTTATAAGATAAATAGTCATATGATATCATCAAAAAAGAATAAAACTTACAAAGCACCTCATCAAGGATTGTTTAAACCTAATAATCCTAAGAAATATGTTGGTAATACAAGTAATATACAATATCGTTCATCATGGGAAAAGAAGTTTATGAGACATTGTGATAGAAATCCACATATACTTCAATGGGCAAGTGAAGAAATGTTTGTTCCATATCGTAGTCCTATAGACAAAAGAATCCACAAATACTATCCTGATTTTATTGTTAAGATGTCTGATGGTAGGAAACTAATGATTGAAGTTAAACCTGCTGTTCAATGTAAACCACCTAAAGCTCGTTCTCGTAAGACTAAAAGATATCTTCAAGAGCAATTAACTTACATTAAGAATATATCTAAATGGAAATCTGCAAAAGAATATTGTGATGATAATGGTCTTGAATTTGTTATAATGACCGAAAAAGAATTAAATATTAAGCATTAAGTGCCATAGCGTCAGCAGATGTAGATTTAGGCACAGTAGGATTAACTGCAACAGATGTGCTACTCTGATTACTGTTTGCAACATTAACAATATTATTAACTGCACCACCTAATTCAGATTTTTGCTGTTCTTGTTTTAATCTTTTAAGTTTATCATCAGAAGATTCATTTTTATTTAATGCCGCCATAGGATTTACATCTGGCTCTATTGCTGATTTATCTTGACCTCTACCTGCTCTTTCTTCTAGAATTGCCTTTTCTTCTTTATCACTTGCACCACCTAAGAATGAAGGTATTGCCATGTATATGTCATTGAATAGGTCATTAAAGAAATTAGGTATTGTCTCTGTAAAGAAACTAGATATATCATCTACTATACCCATAAAGAAATCTTTTATCTCAGGACCAAATGCCACTAGAGTTGCTACAAGAGCTGCAATAGTAATACCTATTAGTACAAATGGATTCATAAGTATTGATAATACATCAAGAGCAAATTTTGCTTTATCTATAATAAAAGCTTTTGCTTTTAGTGCCAAGTCTTTAATTGAAAACGCTTGAATTTTTTCCATTATCTCTTTTCTTCTCTTAAAGAGTTTTATTGCACCTGTTATAGGTTTAGCAAATGAAACTAGAGTATCTTTTGTAGTCGATACTGTTTCTGATAATGTCTGAAATCCTTCTAACAATGGGGCAGGTAAGAAATCTGCAATACCAACTGCTCCGTCATCTTTATCTTTTCTTTTACTTCCTAATACTCTTGATTCTTTAGTATTTTTTTCTTCTAGTTTTACTAATTTTTCTATTCCTCTTGCTATCTCTTCCTCATTACCTCTTGTATCTATAAGTTTTGCTACTTTTTTTTCTTCCTTTATAATTAATGTTTGTGTTTGTAGATTTTCTTTTTGTTTCTGTTGAATTTCTTGTTCTGTTATAAACTGTACTCTATCATTTTTTACTTCAACAGCCATGCCCCTTTCTTGGAATGCCAACATTCTATTTTGATTGCGTTCTTCATTCATCCGTTTGCCCATATCTGAAGCATCCTGGAATTTTTTACTGATATCAGCGGCCTTTTTTGCAGCTTTTTCAGATATATCACTTTGTACTTTTAACTGTCTAGCACCAAAACTATTAGAAACTTTTTCTTGCATTGCTATAATTTTACTACCCAAATCCATAGTAACTCTTTCATGTATACTTTCAAGTCTTTCAGGTACACCACTCATCATATCTTGGTTTAAGATATCTTCTATTCTAGAAAGTTCTTGCGGAATCAATGTTAGAGAAGACGCTACCTTTATAAGAGGCTCGAAAACCTGTTGCATACTGTTAATGAGTGGTTGAAGTTCTTCTTGTGGTAGTTCTACATGTGCCATTATCTTCTAACCAAACTGCCTCCAAAATATAACCCGATTATACTCGATACAACATGGGTATCTAACGGTGTTATAACCATTCCTTCTAGTGGTTTCCATTGTGTTACATCTGTGCTACTAGCAAATATCCACCATCCATGCATTGTTGCTTCTGTGTACCCAACATAAATTGGTGTTTCAGGTGCAATTAAGAATACAAGTTTAGGTAATACTAAAATTGCAAATACACACATCAGAGCAATCCAACGCCTTGTGTTCTTTGTAAATGAGTCTGTAACATCTCTCGCCTTATCTGCTTGTTTAGCTGCGAAACCTGCTCGTTCCATCATCATCTTTTGTTTGTCTGCCTCATCTTTGCCCTTTTGAGCCATGATGGATAATACTCCACCAAGGACTGTTGAGGCACCCATACTAATTAGTTCCATTGGTATCATACTAGTTCTCCTGTTCTCTCCGTCTCTTTTCGTTTTCTTGTTTTATATAGTTAATTAACATATCAACATATATATCTCGTTCCCATGGTATCATATTTTCAATCTCTGTTATACTATATTTATGATGTTGCACAAGTGCAAAATTCGTTTCAAAGTATGCCTCTAGATTATTGTGGGAGAGGCATATGGAAAAAAATCAGATAGCCCTCTAAAGGTTACTGTACTCACCACTTTTGTTTTAGGATTCTCAACCTCCATTGTATGTTTCAACTGAGGCATTGTATCAAAAAACTTCTTAATGTTTACCAAACATTCTTGACTTATACTATCAAAAAACTCTACCATGTCATCTCTACTTGTATCTTTCGCTGGGTATATTTTTTCTCCCTCATATATATGGTCAACACATGCATATATTATTTCAAATATATCTTTTGTTTTAGCCTTTGTTATATCATCTGTAACCTTGGTTACACCCATTGTAGGATATTGAAAAACAACACCTAAGTTTCTTGATTCATCTAAAACTATTGTATTAGTATGACTGTCATCTACTTGAACCTCTACCTTACTAATATCTACTTCTACTTCTGCATATGTCTCTAAATCATCTGGACATACTACTCTAAACTTTGCAATCTCTCCTACTGACTTACTTCTAATTTGTAGAAAAATATATTCTATGTCAAATAGTGGTAACTTTATACAGTCTATTTTATTATATGTACAAGCGTCAATCATTCTTGTTATTGCATTGTAAATTTCATCTGGTTTTTCAGATTCACTTGCAATCATTAATATCTTTTCTTCTCTTACCGTAAATGGTCTAAATGCTATTGTTTCATCTTTTGATGGTAGCTTCAATTCATAACTCGGTGTTTCTATTTTTGGTAATGCCATAATATCCTCACATTATATTAAAAAAATGGTGGAAATACTCTTCCACCTGTTAAATCTCCTATAGGTATTCTTCGTTTCAAATCTCCTAGTAGTCCTTGTCCTGCTCTTCTTAGTTCAGGTGGTAACATTTGTAATAGTCCACCTAGTAGACCTCCACCTGCATTTAGTCTTCCTGGTTCTCCTGCAATTGACTTATCAAACCCACCATCACCAAGTGCTACATCAGCAGTCTTAGTAATAAAATAGTTTTGCCAGTGTCTATATTTAAATGTTACAGTAAATTCTATAACATTATTATTCTCATAAGATAATGCTGGCGACCCTATACTTGTTGGATAACAATCATATAGTTTGACACCATGTGTTAAATCATCTCTAGCTCCTGGGTCTTCAGATGAACCTGATGAATTAGCAAATTGTCCTAGATTAAATAAGTCTATGTCTGATACATAGTTATCATAAAATTCATAGTTATTAGATAAACTATTAAAAGCAGCCTTCTGCCATAGTTCAAAGTACTGTCTTTCTCTCAAATACTTATCTGCATAAAATGTTGCTGTTATCTCATTATATGTATGGTCTGTAACAAAATGTCTAGGGGCACCTGGTCCTGTTACAACAGCTTCTGTTGTCATTGTTCTATCAGGCATACTTATACCTTTACAAAATGCATTTACCCTTCTACCATCTTGATTCTGAATTTGTTGAATTACATCTGATGTTGCAAAACCTCTTGTCTCAACAGGTAATCCATCTTCATTTTCAAAGTTTTCAAACTCTGCCTCTGAACCCATTTCAGGTCCTTTTGCACCTGTAGGTAATCTAAATGAAGTATAAAATCTTCCTGTTCTACCAAGACCTTCTCCTTGCATAATGTATTGTAACATCTGATTTATTAATGCTGGTTTTGTTGAGCGTAAATCTGGATTATCAGGTGCTTGTCCACCCTCAATCTGTCTAAATCTTGGGTCTAATAAAATATTATCTAATGACCTATCTCTAGGTATTCCTAGTCTAATGTCTGAACCAAATATCTTAACTCCGCCTCTAAATATTGCCATGTTTATCCTCTACTCTTTCCGTATACATAACTTGCACTTCTCTTTTTAAATTGTTGTACTGGTAAATAACATGCTGTTGGAGCATCCTGAGAATCAATCCTCATGAATCCAGAGCGAACATGTGAATACAAGTATTTTTTT